CTCGTCAAACTCAGAGAGGTACGCTCTCTGTTCATCTTTCTTGGCTATGCCAACTTTCTTATATGGAACAACGTAGTTACTCCATTCATCACCCCTTCTGTCATATTGCATGAAGTGGATTATCTCATGCATAAGAGTCTGAATAAATCTCATCTTAAATGATGACCAAGATTTATCAGTGAAAGGGAAACTATTGAATTTCTTTGTGTAAATTTGTAGAGTTATTTGGCGATCATCAGGAGAGTACTCACCACCAATTGCTACATAAGTCTCAGCCCATTTTGCTTTAGACTTCTCTTTACGCCATTCGATTTTGGTGCGCCATTTCTTGGCATAATTGGTTAGACCGATTGGATCGTTCTTATAACGATCTAGATCATTCCAGACTTTTGCAGGTGTGAGTTTAGCTCTAAATGGACGCTCATAAAAGTTGAGCAGTTCCATCCAGTCGTAATTGGCATTTTCTAGGAATTTCATATTTCCCAGAAAGTTCTTGCTTAACTAAACTGTTTCTCCAAGTGTGCAAGTACTTTCCCCTGCTCCTCTAAGTTAGTGTTTACAAACTCAGTAATATAAGGCATCAAGTCAAAGTTTGACAATAGATTACTATATTTAGTCTCTCGCCCCTTTAGGAAAGTTTCAGACTGGTCGGAACCCCTATCCTTGTATCTCTGTTCTAACATAGGTTTTGGGACTGCCAAATAAACTACCTGTAATTCAGTATTAGGTAACCCCATACAAAACTCTAGGAACGACTGGTTGAAGACTCGATCTCCCTCAAAGAGGATATTGCAGTTATTAGACTTAACCCATTCTTGGAGGTTAGGTTGGACTGCCATTGAAAGACGATCAGTTCCAGCAAAGGTTTCGCCTTCATCATATTTACCAAGGATGTATAGATCTCGTTCAGTATTATAAGATGCTGATACCAACTTGGCTGGTTCGCCTACGATCCACTGTTTATTTTCCATAAATTTACGGAACAATGTAGTCTTACCAGTTCCAGGTTGTCCACCAACTGCGATAATCTTTCTAGTCTTAGTTGGGTTTCTAATCAACTGAACACTAATCTCGTCAACCACTCCAAACTTATCAAACATTTTTAACTTCCTTTATTAAATCCATCAATTCTTCTTTATTAAATACCCATACTCTTCCTCGAAAAGATATAGTATCTGAGTCCAGATCTTGTTTCTTTGTAAATCTCGCTTTGTTCATTACACCCACAGAAAGCGTCTTAGACAAATTTTGTTTAATGATATCGTGATAGTCTACAGTTTCTTTCAATTTGGCAAGTTCAAATGTTGTAACTTTATGTTCAACTACAAGTTCATTCATATCAAAGAGATCTAGAAGTTCATCTACATTTTTTGTTCCATGTCCAGTAATTGTTCCTTGTGAAGAAGCAATAGATACAGTATTCATAGTAATACTACCAGTGTTTATTGGTGATAGTCCAGTGGTCGTCACAATCATATTGTCATCCCAAATATTGTTGGGCTGTGGTTTATTAATAGCCATTAAAAATTCTCCAATCCAATTAGTATAGATTCTTCATCATCAAACATCCATTCCAAATTTTCTAATTTACCTGAATTCAGGAAAGAAGAAAACCTTTCTTTATCGATACCACGTTTATGATCTAGTCTAAAATCAATTGTTTCGTCACGTGCTTGCCAAAGAACATCCCAATCAATACCATACCAACCATCACTCTCTGCTTTGATAATCTCTTCAGCCTGACGATCTAGGTAATACCCAAGATAACGACCATGATGTTCTCTGAATAGTTTTTTAAATGAACACAAGCAAGTCTCCATTGTGAAGAAATCAATCTGATCAACTAAGTCAGGGAATCGTCTTTTACTTTCTTCCAGAATTTCTTTTGCATGTACTTCGAGGTTTGAATACTCCACAGTACTGAGTCTTCGATCACAATCGGATTCTTGTCCAAGGGCATAAAGAAGTCCATTACGATGACTACGGGAACCATCATAATCGTCCAACATGAGAGAAGTAGGATTAACAGAGATGCCAGCAGTATGTTTAAGATGCTGTAAGTAAAACCAAGTGGAATAACGACCAAATTTATGCAGGCTCGACTTAACCCCAACCCACAGTCTATCAAAAGTGTCTTCCTCTGATGATGCATAAAAACTTTCCATCCTATCACGTTGTGTTCCGCTTCCTATAAATTTTTGGTAAGACTCGAACATGGCAGGAAGATGCCCCTTGTTCCATTTCGTGTCAGTTTGATATCGAAGTCTCTTATAGTTAGCGGTATTCCATTGAGTGATTCTGTCAACTGTTGCTAATTCATAATCAGGAAACTCATTCATTAACACCCATGCAGTTTGCAACTGGTATGTATTACCATAAAGCCATGCAAACCAAAGACGCTGTTCATCATTGTGTTCATATCTTTTATTAAGATAGTTCGTTGCCCATACTGCTGGATCACAATCATCATACTTCAATGACCATGCGTACCAGCGTATGAATGCTTCTTTACGATTTTCTTGTAAACGATAATCCATTATAAAAATTCTTCTAGTGTTGGTTGATTCATAAGAGCATCTCGTAGCCATGCTGTACCAACTGCATCAATTGCTGCTTGTGTCTTTTCTTTCTTCTTATCACCCCATTTATATAATTCTAATCCCTCTAGTCTAAACTGTTCTTGTGCTTTGCTTGGTGGCAGAGCAGAGGTTGGATTGATAATAGCATTATTTCTGTAGCTAACTTGCTCTTGCCTAGTTGAGAATAGTGGTTGGTCAGAACGTAACGAGCCAGTCGGGTCAACTGCCCAGAAGATGAGTCCATTGCGATAATGCCATGTGACTGAAGAAGGTGTGCAAGAGATTTTAAGTCGTTTAGATTTTCGTTCTTCGACTGCGTATTTAATCCATGCGTCCCAACACTTTGATGCGTATCCATTTCCTTCTTTTCCTTCGAGTGTTACGATCTCATATAGGTTTGCATAACCATCACGATTGAATGTAGCAAAGATTAAACAAACAACATCACCATTAACTTCATAAGCCATTGGTAGTGCTTTATCATAATTGTGGAATCGATACCATAATGAATGTGCAGCCGATAAGAATTTAGTATTCTTACCAGCTGGACTGTTTAAAATGATTTGTTCTACTTTTGCTAAATCAACTAATAACATTTTGGTAATCTAATGCATTTTTAATATCAACTCGTTCAATCGTCAATGCAAGGTCACCATCAAATATATTGTAATGATTCATAAGAACATTAATTGGAAACCCTGCAACCCCAGCACGTTTTGGAACATCTGCCGTAGAGGTAATTATACTCCCGCATTCAATACTTGTCAAATATAATGGACGTTTGCCATTACGATAGAATCGCAACTTACGATCTGCATAAAGTTCACACACTGCCATAGATGCATCTGGAAACTCTCTAAGTGGATCAGCTGAATGTAATACTAACTCAGAGTCATTCTTAGTTTCAAATGTGTAGGGATAAATGTTACCCCAATTCTCAGGAAGTTCTTGTGTGATAACTCCATTATGAACAATGGACTTCACATCATTTGCTAGCGGTTGATTATAAGATAAATCGCTAGTACTATATCTACAGTGACCAATAAGGTAAAGAGTACCATCGTCATTAACCATCTCCTTCATATTATCAATATGCATATGAGTATCAATAAACTTATCAGATGGCATTGCTTCTTTGATAGTTACAACTGACTTACTCCAATGCGGTAAAAAAGATATACCTGTCGCATGCATTCCTCGAATCTTAGACTCAAGGAATACTCTACGAATCATTTCAAAATCCTCATGACGAGGATTTTTTAACACAGCACCAATTATAGAACACATTATTAGAAAAACTCCTCAAGCGCACCTTTGGTCGTAGGATGATATTTAGCAAGCATATCTTCACCATCCTTTTTAGCACTCAAGAAATCATACCACTCTTGTTCATCCCACATACCTGCAGTAACACCATTCCAAAGATGGCGATCTTTATGTTCTGGGTGTTCTTTATTTAACCTGCGTCCCTCTACATATTCATAACGTGCATCTTCATATGCTTTGCTACCCAACTCGAGCATCTTTTCTCTGAAGTAAACAACAAGACTAATACGCTCTGAACCTTCTGGACAAACAATCGGAGTATTACCATGCATAACTTCGTGATTGTTGATAAGAAGTAAGTCACCTGGACGTGGATTAACTGCAACACGATACTCAGGAGCAATTAGATAACCACCAGTATACTTACCATCGTTAGACAATGTCAATAGATTGGACAGACCATCATTCAAGTCACCTGCATCGTAGTGAGCAGCAGTTCTAAATGTATTGTTAACAGTGATAGTTGTGAATGGGGTTTCAGGAACTAAGAATGCTGGGTCAAGTTTGTTTGCTGCAGACATCTGCGCTGCAAAACGCTCTGGAAGATATTCTTTGAATCCTTTAGATAGTTGCTGCAGGAATGGATATGACATCTTAAACTTCTCAAAGTTATTTGCAGTATAAGAAGTAGCACGACCATAAGGGATACGTGGATAACGATCGAACCAACCAGCAATACCAGAAAGTACTCCATTAGCATATGTCGTTGGACAAACATATTTCTTTTGGATACGTAGTGATTCGTAATGCTGTTCAGTATCTGATAGTTTGCTTGTTGCTTCTACCCACTTCTCGAAATCAAAACCATCTTTCTTAACTGCTTGGATACCCCAAACATTATTTCGTGTGGATGGTTTCTGAACAGCGTTCTTATATTTCTGACGAATCTGTTCAACTGGATCTTCGCCAAGCATAGCCTTTGCTTCTTCAAAGTATTCTAAGATGGCATACTCATATTCAGTAACCCACTCACGATTACCCAATTTATCACCACGTGGTCCAGCTGCTTTACCTCTGTTCTGGGTTTCAGTTGCTGCATCTTTCAGACCAAGATATGCTTGATCCTGTTGCTCTTGTGTGAAGTAGTTCTTACGAAACTTTAGAACAATACGTTTCTCACTATAAGGATCTCCACCATCAATTGGTGCTGGCATGTAAACATCAGTATCTTCTTCGATCAGATGATCATAATGAGATTCGTCTACGAATGTTCCTTCTAACTTTGAACAATCATACTTTTCTTTTGCTACGATAACTTTTACCATATTCTCTCCTAAAACTTAAATCCGCTAAATTTTTCTTCAGTGTTCATTCTCTTACCAAATGTACCTTTATCAAAAACTGGACCATCGTCTTCTTGACCAGAGTCAGACAATCCAATTTGTGCAGAGGCTTCGACATCGTATAACTTCATTTTAGATCTATCAATCCCAACTACAAATCTTTTAAAGTAACTAGGATCATTATACCTGTTTTTTAATTGCTTGACAATTATTTGATTCAACTGTTCTAACTCTTCATTGCTAACTAATGCAACCATAAAGTCAGCAGTTGCAGGTAAGCCAAATGACTCTGAAGTATCTTCGAGTCCTGGATCGGAGTTCGTGAATCCAGATCGAGTAGTTTGTGTAGCCGATACAATCGGAACATTATACTCAACTGCAAGACCTCTCAACTCTTCTGCAATACTCTTAATATATGTATAAGAGTTAACACTTCCACCTTGCTTCATGCGTTGAGACGCACAAATGTTCAAATAGTCAATGAATATGATGTCGGGAGCATATTCTCTCTTCAATTTTAATTCTTCTAGCAATGCTCTGAAGTGACCAGAGTGTGCGCCAGCAGTTGGATATTCTTTGATGATCAACTTACCTTTAGTCTTTTTGGCAATCTTATCAATGCGACTCTCGTAAATATCTTTATCGATAACTTTCAATTCATCCATAGTGAGGTTCAACAGGTTCGCATCAATACGTTCAGCGATTCGTTCTTCAGCCATCTCCATGGTAATGTAAAGAACATTCCTACCTTGAGTCAATACTCCTGCAGCCATGTGACACATAAACAAAGACTTACCAACACCAGTGCCAGCCAATACAATGTTTAGAGTTTTCTTACTCAAACCACCTTTGGTGATTTTATTAAACATGTCCAAATCGAAAGGAACTTTTTCTTCAACCCTGTGATAAAATTCATAACGACTTGAATGGTCATCGATGTAATCATGACCGACATGGTTATCGAAAGACACAGCAAGAGCATCACTAAGAATAGAGGGAAGAGCATCACTTGTATGGGTTTTATCTCGACCATCAATAATTTGAATTGATTTAAGAATTGCATTATATACAGCCCTATCTTTACAAAATTTCTCGGTGTTTTCCATCAACCAATCTTCATTGACTGGTTCATTGCTGATGTTTTTTATGTACTCATTAATGTCTGAAAGTTCTTTATCGTTTAAGTCTTTCCTGTTACCTACCTCAATAGATAAAATCTCTTTAGTTGCTGGCTTGTTATATGTTGTGAAGAATTTAATTACTTCAGTTGCAAGGACAGCTTCGTTTCGTTCAGAGAAATAATCTTTTTTAATAAATGGGATAACTTTACGACAATACTTTTCATCATGTATCAGACTGCTTAGGATCTTCTGTTCTATTCTCATCAATTCCACCAGTGTATGTAATGCTATTTTCTTGGAGTTGCTTAGTGATCAAGTGTTGTAGAATATGTCCGATGTATATTTCAAATTCATCGTCATCGTAACTAACACCTTCATCTTCTAGAATGTCATATTCAAATTTCATATGAACTTTCTCAGTTCCTTCTTCATCAAAAGAAACTTTTCCATAGGTATAGATTATACCTTTGTATGGTCCATCAGTCAAACGTAATGCATCGAGACCAGTCTTTCTGTTCTCGACTACTACAATTGGTGGTTCTGCAAGATGTTTATTCATCGAACTCTAATGCTTCTAGTGCAGTATCCAATTCATCACGCATCATTACTTCACCCTGACCAATAGAATATTTGTTCTTGATATAATCATAGAATGACTTTGATGTGAGAATTGGCAACCAGAACTCTTTAGAGTCTGTATCTTTGATACGCCATTTCTTATCTTCAACTTCACCAGTCTCTTTATCTACTTTCGAATACCAACCATTACTAGGTTTGACCACATGTCCTGATTCTAGTGCAACATCAAGTAGACCAGACCACTTGCTAAGACCACCCTCGAAAGATACACTAACAGGAATCTTAGATTTTTCTTTAACATAACGACTCTTCTCCACGTTGATGATAAAGTTATAACCTACAATCTCTGTTCCTTCTTTCTCTTGCTGACGACCAAGAATGTATACGTTATCTGCAGAATACATTGCACCAGTACCACCACCAACGATTGCTTTCGGGAACATACCGATCTCCATGTATGTATGGTTCACTACAACCAGTGGAATATCTTTTAAGTTAAGATGTGGTGTAACCATACGGAACAAACTCTTCAGTTGTTTTGCTCGAGTCATGTCACCAACAGATTTACCTTCCATGGCATCTTCAACTTCTTTCTTAGAAGCCAGATTACCAATTGAGTCAATGACGATAATTAAATGATCACCACGATCAACATTAGATAACTGTTGCATGATGTCAAACTTCAATTGTTCTACATCGGTAAGGGGAGTGTGCACAACACGTGACGTGTCGATTCCGAAAGTATCAAAGTAAGACTGAGGAGTACCGAACTCAGAATCGTAAAAAAGTAAAGCAGCATCTGGATATTTGTCTAGGTAAGATTTTGCCATCAGCAAACTGAAAGCAGTTTTAAAGTGTTTCGATGGACCAGCCCACATAGTGATACCTGGAGTCAATCCACCATCAAGGCGACCTGATAAGGCTACGTTGATAATTGGAACAGAAGTAGGAATCATATCCTTCTTCTTAAAGAACTTTGACTCAGATAGAATCGCAGAGTCTTTGATCGTAGAATTCTTTTTAATTTTGTCTAGGATGCTTGCCATATTATACCTTTAGAAATTCTAACAATTGTGTTTCAGACATTGAACCGACAACACGCTTCAATTCTTTTTCTTCTTTGTCTACTAGAACCATAGTTGGGACAGATCGAATATTAAAGTCTTGTGCCATCATAAGGTTTTCATCGATGTTCACTTCTTCAATTGGGATTGTAACTTTATCACCAGCACCTTTGATAACCATTGTCAATCCTTTGCATGGACCACACCAGTCAGCATAAAATTTAAAAACCTTCATTTATTTCTCCACAACAGCAACAATGTTTTCCTCATCGATAATGACTCGCTGTGCGTCACCAATTTTAACGACTTGGGCTTTATTCCATTCGATGTAAACTTTATCTCCAACTTCTACCATGGTTACATCTGGTCCAATTGCAAGGACTGTTCCCTGTTTGGAATCTCTTGCAGATGTAGTACCATCTAAGATGATTCCTGCTTCAGTGGTTTGATCTACTTTATTCTCTGCAACAAGAACTTTTTTCTTCAATGGCTTAACTATCATTTATTCTCCTAAAATTATATTATACTCTATGTATAATTACAAGACAACTATGGATTAGACTTAGAGTGTGGCACATCGAATACAAATGTAATTCGTGTACAGTCACCTGTGTTTTCAGTTCCATGCATAAGTTTATTGTTGAACCACATCAGAGTTCCAGGTTCAACATCTACATATTCATCTCCACAAAAGTATCTATACGTACCTTGGATTGATAGATGGTATCGATCTCTTGTGAGATAATAAGTCCCATGATCAATATGTTTTTCTACACGTTCACCAACTGGCAATGCTAAGAATCCACAACGACTAAATTTCTTAAAATTTCTCTTCATGAATCCTACAACTTCTGTATGATTATGAATCGCTCTGGTTGATATACATATCTCAGTGTTACCAACAAATTCATCTTTGTTTGTAACACCACCCATGACTAATTGCAGTGTACCAACTGGTGCAAATTTCCATCCAGATTCAGTCGAGTCACCGATATCCTCAATTCGTTTTTGATGATTCCAGTCAGTTGGGTGTTGTTGGAGTTGCTTCAATATCTTTGAAACATTGATTCCAGTTTTAATTATTCTAATATTGCTCATACTCTTGGTCCAAGAATCCATCCAACTATACTTCTTCTAAAGCCACTAGTGACAGGAGTGACTTCGTGTAACATTCTAGAATCAAAGAATGTGATTGATCCATATTTCTTGTTTGCTGTATATGTAGTATTACCATCATAGACTAAAACTTCTCCACCCTCATACTCTTCTGGTTTAGATAACTGCATAGAAAATGATAGTGATCTCGTCAAAGCATCATCTGTATTTCTTGCATCTGGGTGCACTCCATAGAATCCATTGTAATTTGAATCATACTCTGCATACTGCAGTGGCTCTATACCGTATAGAATTTTATTGAAGTTAGTACTGTTCACATGATGGATGGCAGTACAAAACTTCTTGTAAAGAAACTCATATTCAAATAAGTCTAGGAAACACACATTAGACTTTCTATGTTTGTGCGCCTCTGTAACCATTTCATAATATTCTTGCTGGTTCTTTGGATCAGTGTATCCAAGAATAGCAGCACTCGGCTTCTCTGTTCTCAAACAACTTTGGAGATACTCTAAACTATCATGATCGAATAGGTCATCAACAGATAAGACAACACGTCTGTCTTTTATTTGTATCAATGGGTAGTATGAATGTTCAGCCAAAGAAGTCCTCCAATGAACTTTGTTCTTGAGTCTTCCAACCCAATGGTTCAATTACAATCTGAAGTGCGTCAAGAAATACCTTTTCAAACTGCTTGTCATAATCTATGTATGCTTCCAATCCGAGTTCCTTTGGGAGTTGTTGCGGGAATGAAATGATATCTTCTTGTAATGGATTTGGTTTTTGAACATAGACAAACTTAATCTTATCACCATCTCGAATCGCTTGGTACTTTTTATCTAGTCCCATCTTTTTAGTATAGTGATTATACAACAAAGAACCACGAACATGGATTGGGGTTCCCTTTGTATAAATTGGAGAACCTGCATACTGTTTCATACCATTGACACCACGTGGGAATGCTATGTCTTCGATCGGTAATTTGACAAACTCTTTTTTAAACTCTGTGACATACGTATGTAGTTTCTTTTCATCTCCCGAGAGAATAACTTGTAACGAATCCTTGAGTTTGTCACGAATAACAGCAGGTGTACTCGACTTGACCATTTCCAAACCCATAACTTTGATCTTAGGCTTCTCATACTGCACACCTTCTGAATTATGAACATTAATAACATATCGTTTCTTGGCAGTCCAGATTGCTTTGTCAGCAAGAACCTCTCGCTTCATCTGCATCTTTTGACTATATGCATTCATATAATCAGCCAACTCTTGGTAACCCGAATCAATAAATGGTTGGAAAACATCTTCGCAGATCTTATCCATAAACTTGATCTTCTGTTCTGTTGTCTTACCTTCACAGGTTCGTTCAACAAGTTCTTCAAGAGTTAGATAGATCGAGTCAGTGTCAATCGCAATAACAAAATCTTTACCTTCGGTCTTTAGAGTCTTGTTTAGGAATGAATTCAACTTATTAGCCATCCAACGAATGGACAACTGACCAGAAGTAGTAATTCCTTCAGCCATACGAATATCGAAATAGCGGAAGTACTGATTGCCCATGGCACCATAAGCAGAATTCAATGCAATCTTCATTGCCATCTGCAGATTGTTTAGGCGAGAGATATCCTTCAACAAATGTTTCTTTGTTTTATCTTTCTCGTATTCCTGTTGAACCTTTAGCATCTGTTTCTTAAACTTACTTCTATCCGTATACATCTTCTCCATCAACTCAGGCATGAACCCCTTAACTTCTTTAGTATAAGTCCATCCATTCGCAGTGACACAAAGATCTCGTTGCTTTGCATATGAAAGATCAATCTCTTTGTTGAGCAACTTCTCTACATTGACTGGCATCTTCTCAGATGTCAAAGTCTCTGGACTGATGTTGTACTGCATAATCAAATGTGGATACAATGAGTTCAAGTCAAAGGAAGCCACCCACTTATGCATACCAACAAGTGGATCTTTAACATACGCACCTTCAAATTGAGCATCTTTACCAGAGTGTGTTTTAGCAGGGATGACAATATGACGAGCACGCAAATGATTGTAGATGATTGTATCCCACATGCGAACCTGTGAGTAAACATCTTCTGGATTAATCTTTGCAGCATACGCCATGGTTAGGTGCAACTCTAAAAGTCGCATCTTGTCTTCAAGTTTATCAACCAACTCTACGTCATGGATGTTATACTCAACAAATGCTTGCCAGTAATTAGTGTAGAAGTCTTTAAAGTCAACTCCAGGATTTACTTTCTTTTTATCACCAAGTTCTTGCTCAGCGATATAGTCGAGGCGATACGATTCCTGTTTTGAATAGGTATACTTCTTGTAGAGTTCAAGATAATCTAGCTGAGAGATGCCAATGATATCGTAATGAAGTTCTTCATTACCTTTAATGAAAGTCTTCCTCTCATTGATCATACCCCATGGAGACATTTTCTTAGAAACATCTGCGCCAAGTTCACGATCAATCCTACGAATAAGATATGGTATATCGAAGAAGTCTGTATTCCAACCAGTGACAACATCTGGATAGTTGTCTTGCCAGAAAAGCATAAACTCTTTTAGTAAATGTTGTTCGTCACGACATGTGATATAAACTACATCATCACGATTATGCACAAATGGTTTAGAACCAAAAGTGATAATGCGTTTAGACTGTAAATCTTTGATGGTAATTAGAAGGACTTCTTCATTGGCAAGACGAACATCTGGGAAACCATTCTCTGTAGAAGTTTCAATGTCAATGGTGAATACTTTGATTTGTTCCATGTCCCAGTTAACAGTGTCATAGTTGTCACTGATATACTGATACGCATAGTTTGTATTACCGTAAACAGCAAAACCTTCCACCTCGTCGTATCGTTTGACAAAGTCTCGAGCATCACGAATAGATCCAGGTTTAATTTCATCAACGAAAATTCCCTCCAGTGTTTTCCACATGGAGGGTTTGTTTGATGTTACATAAAATGTTGGTTGGAAATCTAATTTACGTTTGTAGGGTTTCCCCTTTTCATAACCTCGAATATAGATCTTGTCTCCAATCGGATGAACCGATGTATAAAATTCCATTACCAGCTACCCTCATCTACAATTCGTTGTTTAAACTTACCGTAAAGACCATTGAGTTCAACGTCTACTTCAGCATCAATAAGTTGACCAATACCAGAGGATTGATCAGAATAGATTGTCACATAACCAGCACTAAGTCGGAGGCTTGCGTTTGGGTTAAGTTCATCCACGAGTTTGAGAATCTTTTCTAAGTCGTCACGATGTAAAGTTATTTCTTGTGTCATATCACTTACCATACATCAACATCATAGCATCTAATGCGCAATCATGAACAGGATGATGTTTGATTACATTAGTTCGATTAAAAAGAGGATGATCGATATCGCAATAACCATTCGTGGTACCATAAAGAATATCTACTGCTGTTCGAACATCTCTCCACATAGCATATCCTGTAAGCACTTGCATGTCAACTCTAGTTGCCAATGAATCAATTGCCATTTGGTCAAGAGAGCCACGTGCCCACATTGTTTGATTCTGAGCATTTGGAACCTTGTTCATATAGTTATGCAATGTAGTGATCGCATCTTCAGCAGTCATATCTTCAGCAGAAGGTTTAAATGAAACTTTATGAACATACTCATGTTGATTCTTCCACCACTCAAGTGTTCCAACATCAACAGATCGTTTCAATCGTTCAATCTGATCCTTGGCATTTAACTTAACAAAGCATGCATTGTCCAATAGATCTTGATAGGTTGGACGTTTCTCTGGATCGAAATGAATCAATGCAGCACTTAGAACAACGCAGGTAGATTCAACTCCAAGAGTTTCCACATCAAAAATAAACATTATATCGCTCCAACCATAGTTTTATATTGTAAGATCTTTTGGTCATTAAGTTTAGGAATATCATAATGATTCACTAGATCAAATTGATTATACTTCAAAATATCTTCCAAGGCAACTCCAAGACTCAAGTACGATATCATTTGAAAGTCTGCAATGTATGTTTTGGGTAGTAAAGATCTGTGGAAAGAAGATGCAATATCTGTGCACATCTTAAAATCCAATCCTTGCTCTTTATGAACCCATCCATTATCATCAAAAGAGTAGCCATATATTTCTGGGTTCATTGAAAACTCAGACTGATATGGATAGTTAGATTTAGTTTTGTCTGTCATGAACAATGCGTTGAATGAAGTATTCTGCGCTGGATAATCTGCACTGTGTACATAATCCCACAGTTCTTGGAAATACTTTTCATCATCGTATGGTAATCCAAAAATAAATGCAGTGCCTATATTAACTTTATCTTTCCACTTATCCCTGACCCATGACAGCCGTTCTTTAATTCTTTCTGGGTGTAATCCCTTTCCAATAGCCTTGCCACTTTTATGGTTGAGTGTTTCAACACCAAAGAAATTACCAATCAATCCTGCCTCAAGAAGTAAGTCTGCCTGATGTGGGAATCTATCAATCAAATCTAATCTAAGAAAGCAACTAAATTTCGGTTTGAATGGTAACGATGTAAACAGCTTATGGAATTCTTCCATCTTATCATTATCATCGTTAAATGTATCATCAGTTATGTAGTAAGAATCAGTTCCTTTAGTTTCCCAAAGTTGTAGTATTTCATCACGCACTTCTTCCATGTCTCTAATATAAGTACCCTTCTTCTTACCGAGTAAGGGATAAGAACAAAACTTACATTTGAAAATACAACCACGAGCAAATTCTAATGGCACAGACTCTCCTGGAAGTAGATGCACACCATCATCTTGCCAAAATGTTTGGAGAGTATCCATTGCTGGTTCTGGATACTTGCCAGAGTCAACAACAATACACTTTGTACCCCCAATATATTTTTCTTCAGAGTGTTCTATTTTATCTTTCTTACCCGACAAATAGTCTGTTAAATCTACAGTAGAAACATCACCATATCCAGTAACATAATAATCTACTTCTGGATCTGCTTGACTAATGAGAGAAAATGATCCGCCAAAAACAATTTTGGCTTTACTGTTTGACTTCACATAATCATAGATCTGATATATCTGATTGTATGGAGTAGACTGATACATCTTTTCTATGGGTGTGAGTGGAGAACTATCTCTCTTTCTCATGATAAAAAATGATGATGAGTATCCTAACCATAGAGTATCTTTTGTGAGCACTTTTGATATCGCTTTGATGATTTCTTCAGTAGACATGTACTGAATATAATCAATAACGACTGCATCATATCCATGCTTCTTCAATTCAGAAGCAACTCTATATGCACCAAGTCCTCGCTGTACTCTGGCTAGACTGTTAGGTCTCCACTCTGTGCCACTTAAAATAATAATGTCAGCCAATTACCAATCCCTTTTGTAACCAATTTCAGTTACAAATACTTCAACCTTCTTGTCATCATTCCATGCCATGCAATATTGATTTTCAACATCACATAGTGGAACAATTTCTTCTTTAGTAATTTCACGAGTACTTACGATCGTTTCACCCAACCATAGTTGAGAAAACTCTTTCGCTTCTTCAGCTGTTACTGTATCTGCAGCCCATGTTTCAGCACTGCAAGGATACTCACGTTCGTTATGATCATCAGGTACTTCGATGATGTAACGCATACGATATTGAGAAATGGTATCAACCAAAACAAATTTACTCATCAATCATCTCCTCAGTTAAAGCCAGCGAATTCTTCAATGCCTTTTCGGCAACACGTAGTCCATATTCCATCTCATAGATCCTGCGTTTAGCAAGAGTCAACTCACGATTAGTTCTTTGATTTTCTTCATACAACTCTGTGGTATCTTTCTTGAGTGTGTCAACCCAAGTAGTTACTTTATGAATAGTAACCCAAGTGCCATCGGCAAGTTTAGTATGTCCATCACGAATACGGAATTCGTCAGTCCATCTGTCATTTAGTTTGTAACTTAGCATTGGTTCAAACAAAAACAATTCTTGTTCTTCTAATTTATTTAGAAGGCGAGAAAAGTTTTGTTCAATAGTTTCTTTACTGTAAAACATTATTCGTCTCCTTCATCTTCATCAGACTGATATTCTTCAGTACGACCAGCCATTGCTGCATGGATATCACAAAGAGTTGTATGCCAACCATCAGTGTATGTTTTTCCTGGAGCACCACATTGTTCGCAGGTACGATAACTAAAATTCTCTGCAATTGAAATATAATTCCAATGCTTATCAGTTGCTCCATTAACATAGAAACGAAGTCCACCGAACTTCTCTTTTACTTGAGAAGCAACTGGAACCTTAGCAGTTTCTTCATCAAGTTTTGCTTTGGCTTCATCAATCAATTCTTGAGTGATAATTTTACCAACTGGATCACCATTATCTTTGAATCCAAATGTTGGTTGATCAAGTTTATCTTTAATAGATTCGTAACGACTTTTGGCTTGACGATAATCGCTAGTCAACATCCCACAAAGAACATCAAGGATATTATACCAACCATCACCATGCGAGAAACCCCAACACATGGCTGTG